GCGGCTTTTTGAGCTAACTGTGCAATTACAGGCATAAATGAAGCAAATTCTTGTTGAGACTGCTGAGATACAAATTGCGCTGCAAGTGCCAATGCTTGTTGGCTCTCTTTATCTAACGGACGCTCTTCATTAAGCTTAAGAATGTCATTTCCGCCAGAAACTACAGCCACTTCGTTGCGCATCGATTGTAAATAATGCAAAGTAATGTGTTGCTGTATATGTTGCAACAATTGTTGGGTAAACATTGGTCCAACAACCGGGCTTGAACCATAGTTTGGATCGACCGCAAAAATTAAATGGGTGCGAATATGTGCTAAATGGTCTTGATCGGGGAAAGCCGCTGCCATTCTACCCATTACCATAGAAACATTCTCTAAAGCGGGGTTAGATTCGTTAACGCCATGTGGGTTTGGCAGTATTTCTTGAATATTGGGTACTTTAAGTTGTCTTAAAATGCGTAAATGGGCTTCGCGCATGTCATACAACTGGGGAGCAGACTGTGCAAGCTGTAAAATGGCTTGTGCTTGAGCCAAACGCTGAGTTTCTGAGAAGATATTGGGGTCAGATACTGGGCGAATGTCGTTATTCATGGCAAAATCACGAATTTCAATGATTTCACCTGAACCATTGGTCATTTCTTCTAAATACCAATGATTAATACGAGACAAAATGGCTAAAGATTTAGCTTGGCTACGGTGCAAACGAGCGTGAATGCTAGAAAATACCTTAGCACCTTGCTCAATTAACGCTTGTGTAGTGCCAACAGGTGAATTGGAGTTAACATCACCAATTTTTTCTTCAGCCGTGGTTACTACACCTTTAGCGGCGTCAGTTAACCAACCTAACAGTTGCATTAAAACAGATGATGGCTGGTTAAATGGCAATGGCATTGCCAATTTACGCACATCATCAACGCCAGGAGCGCCTTCAATCTCAATTACTTGCGTTGGCTCGATTCGATCAGACTGTCCACCAATGCGTCCACTTTTGAGTTTAAGCATTGTCTGGCTGTTGTTGATATGAGCAGCGTCAAGTAAAGCACGAAGAGAACCGGTAAGAGCAGCACTAAGACCACCAATGAGCTGAGGTAATCCAATAGCGTAAGCTCCACGCCAAGGTATGAATTTAAATTCGACATACCAGTCAAGCTTTTCCAGTTTTTCATCGCCGTATGCCCAGTTTCTGTAAAGTGCCAGCACCTTATCAGTGCTCTCGTCAATTGTTAAAATGTATGGTGCACGACGACCTTCAGTTTCAGAATCGGCATCTAGTCTTAAAAAGCAAGTAATCTCATAAACTCGACGAACACCGTCTACATTCTTTTCAGGCTTTTCTTTACCTTCAATTTTGTTATTGGCTTTTTGAGATCTAGTAATCTCATCAGTTTCAATTTCTGATATGTAATCGCTGTCAATATCTCTATACACGCCTTGATCGATGCGTTGTTTAAAAATATCTTCGGTAATGTCTTGAACTTCAGTTACACGAGCTGAAGTATAAAAATTGGTGGATGCGTATGGCAACAAAATGCTGTCAATTGGAACCCATTCTGTTGTCGGACGTTTAAGTTCATTATCCCAACGCCATTTTAAGTATTGTGAACCGCCTAATGGCAGTTGAGTGAGCATTTGCTCCATCTCATCACGATACTCTGAAATCTGTTCTGTTAACTGCCAATTCATAAAGTTAGATTTACGCTCAGCAGTTTTACTACGCTGTTCGTCATCTTCTCCACGGATATAGGATTTGACAATCCCCTCTGGTGGCAATAACTCACGAGCAGCAGATGCAGCAAAGTCTACACAAGACTCTGCCATAACAGGGTGAACGACTTTAGAAGCACCATCAAAGGTTGCGCCTCCAGGTGCGTCCTTACCTAAACCAGTACGGCGAAGGCCGTCTTCGTATTGCTTGTCACGCTCTTTACGAGCTTCACGATCTACATCAATTAATTCTAAAAACTCAATGGCAAGTGCGTTTAATTCACCCTCATCAAATTCGTCTGCCAAGTTAGCATAGAACTCAGGATCTTTTAATGGACCTACAGTTGGTTCAAAATTAATAATAACCGAACCATCTTCTTGTTCAATGACATCTTCTTGAAGATTAACATTGTCTTCAAGACCCATCATTTCTTCATAGGAATCTATATCTTCATTATTTAAATCAACATCTTCCAATGAAGGCAAGTTTGCTCCCATTTGCATTGGGAGTTTTGGTGAGATTGCCATTAATTATTTTCCAGAAATGTGTTTTTGAATAAGCATTTTGCTTATATCACGAAAAGGTTTTATTGTACCACCATTTGCATAACCAGTAGGGTTGCTCATTATATCTACATTGGGCATTTGTGCTGGCTCTTGCGGTAAGTTTTTATCAATTACAGGAATTGGTGGTGGTGGAACTGGATTGTCATATGCATTTTGAAGCATATTTAAAAGTGGTGCATTTTGTGGATGATTAACATATTGCATATTGGCTTTCATACCAGCCATATATTGTGGACTAGTTTGTTTATCTGCACTAATTCCTTCACCAAACCAATATCCAGATGGGTCGCCACCTTTTAATTTTGCTTTACGATGTGCATCATACACTGCAGATGCAAACCCAGCGGCAATTGGATCATATCCTTCTTTTACAATATTTCGATAAATTTCTAAAGATTTAGGATTACGATAATCAAATTCGTTATATCCAAAATCGGGTCTTCCTTCTTTAAACAATGTGCCAGCCCAATGGCTTGGTGGAAGTTGTGGAACACCATATTTTTCACCAGCTCGCATTACACTAATCCAATTTCGCATTTCGTTAGCGTCTTGTTTGCTGGCAGTTGTTTCTAAACCTTCTTTAGTAGTATTTTTAGGAACAGTTCCTCTACGCCAATATTCTATAGGTTGTTTATCTTGATGAAAATAAAATTCTGGTGGTCCATGATATCTTGGCATAAAGACATCTGCTGGTAAATCTGGCGGGGGTTTATCCGCCATTGCTTGAAGAAGAATTTTAGGATTTATTGCTTTTAATGTTGCTTTTGCTTTTGGTATTGATGGTGGCGAACCTCCGCTTGCAAGATGCGGTATGCCCGCAAGCTCGAGAAGCATTTCGTGAGGGGATTTGAGAATAGGAATCGTCATATCTATAACTACTTATGCAAAAATACTGAAGTGTTCGCCCTAAACAGCATAGGGGTTATATCTTTTTTTACGCATCTCGTCATCAATGTATTCAAACCCACGATCAGGAAGGATATCAAGTTGAATCCACCCAGAATCCCGCAATACCCGCAATGCTTGCGATAATGTGTCCACATAGTCATCGTGCCCTCCGCTTTCAGGGAACGAACACACTTGCCGTATGAATCGTTTTGCCCAACTAGCAATCTCTCCAGGAATGTCGGTGTCTTCTGGGATATACACTTTACCTTTGGCAATCAATGGTGCCACAATGTTCAAACGCTGTACTTTGTCCGCTCTGCCTGGATTGTAACCACGCACAGGCACGCCCGCACCTTGGAGCTCTTGAATGAGCGAAATACCAGCGGACTTATCTTCCATCAGGATAAGATCTGCTTTTCTGCCCTTACCAAAGGTGTTGTCCGCACCGTATACCACTTCCTTAAAGTCATCAATCACTTTACGGCGCAGTTCGGGGTAACCAAGGTGTGCATCCCACGCATCCAAAAGGATAAGGGCGGTGCCAATGTCAGTAGACTCAAATACCCCCCACACAGTGCAAGCAGTGGGGTCGTTCGCTGTTTTCTCCGAAGTAGCGGGGTCGTAGCTGGCGATCAGATACTCTAGCGTAGGAGTGGGCTTTTTGGCTGGCCACATTTTGAACCATTTACGCTTGACAATACCAGCGTCTTCTGGGTCAAGGATGGCACCATAGATCTCTTGCTTACCTAGATCAGTGCCGTCATATGTTTCAAGTGCTTTGAAAAACGATTCAGATAGGTTAGCTCTGTTAGCGTATGATGAGGCGTTGACTACATACACGTCGCCTCCCACCTTACCTTCGTTCAAATCCACGATCAGCTCACGAGGTTTGGGCGTGGTAGTGACAATCTGTTGCACCCTTGGTATGCGAGGGTCACGCAAACGCATGGTGAACTGGGATTGATCCCATGCATCGTCAAGGTAATCAAACGCGGCAAGCTCGTCAAACCAGCCACCATGGAACTGTTTACCACGATACCGCTCTGGTTCTGAACCAGGTATGCCTTGGATCATTGAGCCGTTCTTAAGCGTAATCTCAAACAGCGATTTGTTATACGTTTCAATGAGTTCTGGCGGAATGATGTTGAGCAGTCCCGAGTCACCCTCAAAACATGTCGCACGAATGTCGTTAGAAGTTGGGGCGGTAACGAGCCAGCGTGTGCCGTTGTATAGAGCTGCTCGCAACCCAATCCAGTTGGATGCAGTGTAAGTCTTACCCGCACCACGACCCGCCAGCATCAGCATGGTGTTATACTCACCGTCTTCTGGCTCACGCTGGTGAGGCAGTGCTTGAGTTTCCCAGCGCACACGCCATAAGGCTAGGGCAAGCTCGTCTTTGGGCCAGTGTTGTTTTGTTGCTGCAAAAGACGCTAAGATCTTTTCTTGTTTTTGGTTTAATGCCATATTGGTAAAAACCCTTGACCAACTACGAACGGCACATCCGTTTCAATGTGCACCGCTGGTTTGGGTTCTATGCTCTCCACTTTGGTTATCATGCGCCTTTTGTTACCTTTGGCGCGCTGTTTGTCTGGTTGCTCTAAATGTAGCGGTATGTCGGTTTTAAAGGTTAGCTGGTGGGTAAGTGACGTGCGGTTATCAAACACCTGTGTCTTCATTCCCAGCGATTCACAGATCCCTTGCAATGTGATTAAGAACCGCAAGCTACGGCTAAAGATTAAAAAGCGATCTAGCTCTGGATTGTAACACCCCGGTTTCATCGCAACCAATCCTCTTAAAAACTCAATCCTCTGATCGACCGAACCAAAGGTGTACTCGACTGGCAGTTTGGTGGGAATGGTTGGGTAGCGAGTTAGAAAACTGACGTTAATCGATTGCTTAAAAGTTAAGGTGTTGCCTTTGCGTTCTGTATACCAACCGTTAGCCCTAATTTTCTTTTGGACATAATCAATCCATTCTGGCTCAAAAGTAAATTTAATTT